TTTGAAAGACGCAACAAGAAAACAGATAGTCTAACCAAAACTATAAAGAGACTTACCCGTAAAGAATATAAGCGTCCTATCAAACCCTATAAGTGCCCACCCAAAAAGAAGAAAGTAAAATCAAAAAATAAATTCTACAAACAGAAAACACCTAGACTTTTCAGGAGAACACAATGAAAGTAGAGGTTTACCGCAACCTAAGAAGAGGCAGAGGAAAGCACAACTGCTTCTGGTCTATCAGGCACAAAAGAAAGGTGATTAATAAACATGAGCGTACTCCGAACCTTGTACTGGTTAATGTTGATTCTAAAATCAATTCCAAAACTCTTGAAAGGATTAAGGAAACTGGGAAGAAAACACCAGCGGTATTCTTAGTTGGCGAGTACACCGAAACTTTTATTGAAGCACCTCCATCTGATGCGGAGAGGATTACCTTTAACCCTATGTTTCATAACACTTTTATATGGGCTAAGGACAATACGAAAGTAACTGGACCTCTTGACAGGGTTTGGTTTACTAGGAATGGCGTCTTTTCAACGAGGGGGAGTGATGGAAGGGCAAGTGATCAGACTAATAAACCGCATCAAAGAGTTCAATAAAGATCCTAGTGTAGACACAACGCAAGCAACTCTTCTCATTAACGATTGCGAGAATGCTTTACACAGAGTTCTTAAACATCTTAGAAAGGAAAACAAAGATGGCGATATACAAGTATGAGATTCCATATCAGATGATGCTATTGCATTACCTGACTGGCAAGACAGCATCTCTACAATACATTGAAGTAACACTAAGTTCTCAGTGTATTAGTAAGGCCAGCGATGGTGCGATTGCAGGGATTCTAAAAGGTCCGTTCTTTGCACAACAAGCAATGCAACCTGTCAAAACAATTTATGTAAATGCCAGGGCAGCAAAGCAGTGCGTTAGAAAGAAACAGAATCTTTGCTTTGAGTTTAATACAGCTGGAGAATCTTATCTTTACAACCAAGAGGAACACATAGACTTTATAGAAAGTCATGATGAAGCAGAGCTAGTTAACTACGATGATATCTTTCCTGAGAATGAAGGTATCAGAAGCTTTGCAAAGTTCCCCCTGTTTGCTGTAAACAAAATGACATCTGTACTCAAGGGTCTAAATGAGCAGCATATCAACTTCTCTTTCTACGAAGAGGGAGATCCTGCTGTGTCAGAGTACAACAACGGAAGTTTCCAGACATCATTTGTAATGGCGATGGCCTAATTGGTTTGACCATTCGATGTTACTTAGTTTATAACTGATAGGTAAACCTATCACCACCAGGAGAAGTATTTATGAAGAAGGCAGAAGCAGCGTCAGCAGCACGAGCATTGGACAAAGTTATTGAGATTTGTGGTAGCCAATCAGCGTTGGCTCGAAAGCTACAGTTACAGCAACCGTCTATTAATAGCTGGAAACTTCGGGGGAAGATCCCAGCTGAGAAGTGTTTGTTGATTGAGAAAATTGTTGGGGGCGTAGTTACAAGATATGAAATGCGTCCCGACATCTTTGGTAAAGCCGTATGAGTTTAAGTGATGAGTACATAGGGGCTTACTTGCTTTTATTGTTATTCATTCTTTGCACCGGCTTAATAGATAAGAGGGATGACGGAGGGGGTCATGCTGAATTTGGCAAAGTCAGAAAGCGTTCGCGGCGTCGTAGAAGAAACAGTAGATATAATTCTGCGAGGGGGAGCCGACGACAAGGAAGATCTGGAGAGCCACAAGAACAAAATAGTAAGAATGATGGAGGACTTCTTTCAACTATCAATAGAAGCACTCGTTAACTTTGACACAGATAAGTGTATGGAAAACACAAACGACTGTGACTTGTTAATGCTGTGTCTTAGATTGGTTGAAGGTGTTGAAGCTTGGAAAGATGATACACCATCCCTGTCCATCATTCATGATGTACTTGATTCAAGTGATAAAGATGAGAAGGAGTCTTTGAGATTTGTTGATTTAGATTTTGAGTAGGAGAACACATGGATTATTTAGCAGAGTTATTTTTTATGGGCGTTGATTATGTTTGGACAGCTATCAAGTATGTACTGTGCATAATTATATTTTGGGAATTTTTTCTAGCAAAAATGCTAGGTATTTCAGTTTGGACAATTCTAGGTGTACGTTTTACATCAGACTGGTTCCTAAAAAACTTTTCTCCGAACCACGCTCCGGTTAAAAGCAGAGCCCGTAAAAAGAAAAAAGATAACCAAGACTTATTTTATGAAGATGCATAAAGGAAAACACAATGCAGTTATACGAGTATCAAAAGAAAGGTGTCTCATTCTTAAAGAGTAGACAACGTGCGCTACTCTTCGATGACATGGGACTTGGTAAAACTGTTCAAGCAATCAAGGCGGCAGACTATGACTACCCTATCCTAGTGGTATGTCCTGCCTTCTTACGTTTCAACTGGGAATCGGAATTAAAGATGTGGGGATACCCGCACCCTGTTTCGATTATCAAGAAGAAGAAAGACTTCAGATTTCCTGTTGGAAAAGAAGCTGTGATTCTTTCATACTCTATGCTTCCACTTGCATCTAATTTAAATAAACTGTTAGCTGAAGCTTATACCGACGTTGACTCAGATGATAAAAAGGTAACCCTAATTGCAGATGAAGCTCACGCAGTAAAGAACTACAAAGCAAAGAGAACTAAGAAGTTTAGGTCTGTAGCGCAGCGTGTCATCAGCTTGGATGGGGTTGTCTGGGCAATGACTGGCACACCGTTGATGAATAAACCCAATGAACTGTGGGGTCTTTTAAAATCAATTGATTTAAACAAGGAGTCTTACAGAACCTGGGAAAACTTCGTCAGACTTTTCAGGGGTTACAAGAACCAGTGGAATGGTTGGGACTGGGGAACTCCTCACCCATCGGCAGCTAACGGTCTTAAGCGTGTTGCGTTAGGCAGAAGAAAGAGGGATGTACTGCCCGACCTACCTGGAAAAACCAGGGGCATGGTTGAAGTGGACATCAGCAAACCTGTCATGAAGATGTGTGATACTATACTAGATGAGCTAAAAGCACACGGTATCGATCCTAAAGATATTGCATCTTCTCAGCTGACACAAAGGCTGAAGATTGAATTTGAAAGCATTGCAAAGATTCGTGAAGCAGTAGCCAGGGGGAAGATACCAGCAATGTTAGATTGGCTTGGAGCGTTTGAAGAACTAGAACTTCCATTAGTTGTATTCGGTCAACACCGTGCAGCTATTGACGCCATCGAGTCAAGAGAAGGGTGGCGCACTATCACCGGTAGCACACCTGCCAGTAAAAGAAATGAATATATTAAACAGTTTCAGAATGGGGAGTTGAAGGGCATTGCTGGTACGATTGGGGCGATGGGAACAGGCGTAACTTTAACGAAGGCAAGTCATATGCTCTTCGTAGATTTGTCATGGGTTCCTGGTGATAATCTCCAAGCAGAAGATAGGATTTGCAGAATCGGACAGAAGTTCCCCTGCAACTACTACATCCTAACTGCCAAGCATCCTATGGATAAGTTAGTGACGAACGCTTTGATGTCAAAGATGTCGATCATTAATAACTCCGTAGGTCTAGCTTATGCCTAACAGCTATTGACAGCACTAATTAATGTTGATAGGGGGATATCATGGATTTCTCAATTGTCGAAGAGTACACAAGCAAGGGTCTTTATGTCATTCCAGTTGAGCGTTTGGGCAAACGTCCAATACATAACAACTGGACACAGAGTACAAACCAGTGGGACACTGTAGACTTTCAGGAAAAGAACATTGGTTTGATCACAGGCAAAAGGTCTAACCTTGTGGTTCTCGACATTGATCAGAGGGGTGATTTGTCAGCGGAGGATAAGTACCAAAAAGTCATAGCACTTTATCCTACCGACTTGGTGAGTCGCACTGGTAGTGGGGGCTATCATTTATTCTATCGGTACCCGACCGGGGTTTCTAGGGTACCAAACAAAGTTGGAGTTGATGGAATAGATGTTAGGGGTGATGGAGGGATGGTCGTAGTGCCACCCTCTGTCACTCAGCGGGGAGACTATGAGTGGGTTAAACAAGGTAAGCCTGGGAACTTTCCACTAGCCTTTATGAATACCCCTGAGAAGAAAAAAGAAGAGAGGTTAAAAAGCAAAGACCCAGACTGGGTTATGAAAGCTTTGCAAGGTGTATCCAGAGGTGGGCGTAACGACATCTGTGCTAGACTAGCTGGATACTTTATTGCCAAAGGTTTAACTGAACGTGTAGTTCTTTCTATCCTGCAAGACTGGAACAGAAAGAATAACCCACCACTTCCAAACTCTGAGCTTCGTGTAACAGTAGATTCAATTAAACGTAGTGATACACGCAACGTTCAAGAAGAGAAGTTTCATAAAGACATTGAGAAACCGAAGAACAAACTTAAGTTTGGATTGATGGGCTTCAATGACTACATGACCATGTTCGGAGACAACACAGTTAAGTGGACTGTTAAAGACTGGCTACCTGAAAGCACGATCGCTTTTGTAGTAAGCCCACCCGGTTCATATAAGACTTGGTTGCTCATGGACCTCGCAGTGTCAGTGGCATCTGGTATGCCATTCTTAAATCAGATACCTGTTGAGAAGAAGGGTCCAGTTATCATTGTGCAACAAGAAGACCACCACCCTCAAACTGTAGAACGGTTAGCAGTAATCGCTTCGTCGCGTTTGAACTTGGTACAACCATCTTGCAAGAATGATATGTTTAAATTGAATATGCCTCCAGATCTTCCCATCTATGTGCATATCGAAAGACAACTGAGATTTGATGACCCTTCAAGTACAGCTGCATTGGCAGAAGTATGCGAAGAGATTAAACCAGCCTTGGTGTTGATTGACCCGTTGTATTCAACTGTATCTACGGATGACTACATGGCCAGTGCAGCTGAACAAATGATGTTCATGAAAGATATCCGAGATAAACACGGAACTACTTTTGTTTTAGCACACCATAGAAAAAAAGGTGGTGACTTACACCGAGAGGGATTGTGGGGCTCACAGTTTCTTAACGCCTTCCTTGAAACAGGTTGGCAGATAACTCCCATTGATAACTTCAATGTTAAGATGAAGAGACATTTCAAATCATCTAAGAACCCTGAAGAAATCGAATTGGGATTTAGTATTG